CAGATTGCCGTACCAATGCAGGTAAGGCACCTCATCCAGACAATAGGCAAAGAACCAGCAAAAAAAAGCGGTCGATATTGCACTGACAATCATCGCCTGCCGCCTCTTGGTCCTTTCGGCTTTTTGGTGCCGCAGTTACATTTATACTTCATATCCGCAAAGGTAAGAAAAAAACCACTTGAAATTTCCAAGTGGCTTTCAGTCCAATTTATCAAATCATTCACAAAAAGGCATTTAGCTCTCCGGTTGTCGAATCAAATTCGCCGACCTCAAAGCTGATGGTATCATAAGTCTTTCCGCCCTGCTCAAATGTTACCAGTTGGCCGGAAGGACTAAAGTATTGCAGTTGGTAAAGGCCGCCGTATGGATTAAAAAATCCGGCATCGTAGTCTTGGGTAAGGATGACAACCTGACCTGAAACTGGGGCTTCGGTTAGCGTTATCTTTTGGCCCTTACCGTTGGTTATCTGAATGGTGATTTCTTCCTCTGCATAGGCAGGCGGTACATGGATGAATAATCCCTCCATGCAATCCGGCAGCAGGGTACAGACCTTTAGGATAGATTTGCAGCAACTCATGGGGCAAAGTTACTACTTTTCGCAATTTTGTCGCCAAATTCTTGCAGCCCATATTCAGCAACAATCTGGTAAAAGTTGGTAGTCAGGTAATACCGCAAGGCATCCAGACAGTGGCCGATTTGCGGGTTTTCCTTTTTCCACGCATCCAGACTTCCATCATTGTTTATCCGGGCCGCTTTCAGGTCAGCAATCAATTCAGGCATAAAAGTACCGGCAAATAAGCCCTCGTTGTGGTCGTGTAGGGAGAGTAGAACCTTGCCGTGTTTGAAAACCAGATTGGTATGAAGACGACTTGATATGTATCGTGGGTTGGCATTGGGTATGTGCATCTGGTAGGTTGGGTCCAAATGCAGGTAATTGGCAATCAGTTGGTAATTGGACTTGTTATCACTTGTCGCCTCATTCGCATTTTTTCCGCTTCGGTCGCCGTTGATGTGGTATTCAAAGCCCGGATATTCGGCAAGGATGGTTTGGCACATCGCTTCCAAATCGTGCATCCGGTAAACCTTCAGCACATGGACATTGCAATAGTAGCGGTCCTTCGGTGCGTTGATAGTGTGCTGTGCTACAAGGCAGGTGTTACCGCCGTTGGCAGAGTTGAAATCGAAGGACAAATAAAGCGGCATCCCGGGTTTAGCTTTTATGGCACCCCGGAAGACATGAACCGTCTCATCAAATTCTTTGGCAAATAGCTTTTCCTTATCCCAGATACCCCAGTGGCCGAGTGCATAAATCTCGTACATCGTTTCGTTCACTTCCCGCAGGGCTTCCATGCGAGTAATGTAGTTGGCATCCAGAAAGCTCAAGGCATCCCGGTAGGTGCCATGGAGCCGCAGTATTTGGTGCTGCTCTGCTTCCGGTACCTCATCAAAGAACCTTTTCTTTATCCAATGCGTATCGCTTACCGGGTTAAAGGTCAGGAAAAACCGCTTTTGGTGATTGGACTTGCCCCGCAATCGAAGGGTTATCTGGGTAAAGTCATCAAGAAACAATTCGGTCGCCTCTTCAATCCAGATGTATTTCGCCTGTGAGAGTGATTTCAACTTTTCAGGGTCATCGCAGCCGAGGAAAACTATCTTGTTGGTCCCCGAATGTATTTCCATGTAACCGGGCTTGACCTGCAGAAAGTGGTTTATGCCCCACTCATTTATCTTGTTTTTGAAATCGGCAAAGACTGAATTCCGCAGCGTTGCGGCAACCTTGCGGATGACAAAGAAAGTCTGATATTGGTTTTCGGAGTGATTGCAGATTTCAGCCAAAAAAAGCTGAATCATGGACTGGCTTTTACCAGAACCTGAGCCGCCCCAAAGGATATTGAAGGTGTTGGGATTGATTACTGCGGGCAGGTACTTGTGCTGCCAGAGTGCCGGGTCTGAGAGGTCAAGAGTCTGCAATCGGTTTGGGTTTGATTACCGTTACCATGCTGCCGGAAAGGTCCACATCTTGCTTAGGCTTGCCATACGCCCGGTCAAGAAGTAGTTCGGCAGCTTTTACATCCCCCCTTAGTGCCTTAGCTTCTATTGCTTTTAGGATTGCTTCTGCACTGGTTTTGCCGCTTCTGGTATCACCTAAGACGGTTGCCAGTAACTCTTTAAGGTCGGGCAATTTTGGACGGCCCGCAGGGTTTCCTGACTGACCTTTTTTCCATTTGTGCGGTAAAACATTTTCTGGTTTCGGCATCGGTGATTTATCGCTGAATTTTGGCTACCCTAATTTAGCAATTTTGGACAGCCTAATTTACTTCTTTTTTGCTGCCTTCTTTGCCTTTTTAGCGACCGATAGAGAGATTGCGATTGCCTGCTTTCTTGGCCGGCCTCGCTTCATTTCAGTCTTGATATTAGAACCTATCGTTTTCGGGCTGTAACCTTTTTTCAATGGCATGGCAAACTATTTTAAGTTTCTTCGATGCAAAGTTACAAAAAAAAGCCAATCTCTTTCAAGACTGGCTTTCCAACTATGCAGCCGCACGAACCTGCGCAGGGGCAAAGTTTACATTTATGGTTTTGCCGGTTATGGCTTTGAAGTCTCCCTCAGTCTCTTTCTCGCTGTCAATTCCAGTCGGCCCCTTGTTGTTTTGCCGTTCCTATCGGAGTTCAGAACGGCCACACGGCGAAGTGTGTTTATGGAGCAAGAGTAAAACTAATGCAGTGGTCTATATGGATGCAATCCTGTTAATGCCAATGCAATACCATTTTACCCTTTTGTGGAGCCGGAGGGATTCGAACCCTCGTGCAGACAAGTGAATTACTTTGGTGCAATCGTCTTCGCTGCAAAGTTACAAAAAAAGCCCCGATTAAGAGGCTTTGAGTTTTTTCAGAAAATCGGCAACCAGTTTTTTGATTTCAGGTGCCTGTGATTGAGGCACCCGAAAAGCAATTGTAGTAGTCGCCTCACCGTATTGCGGTTTTCGGCCTGCGTTGGATTTGGGCATTACCAGAGAGGTTTGTCGCCTCTCATTACGAGCACAAAGCCAATCTCATTCATTTGCCGATAGGACCAACTTGGCGCACCATATCGGCTTTTGGCTGAATTCAGTTTCATGTTTTTGCCATACTTTTGATAGAAGGCTGAATTATCACCGCCAAATAAGGCATTCCATCCAAAGGAGTTGCGATTTGCAGCGTAGATTTCCCGGGTAGTTGGATTTGCCCAAACTGCTGTGGCATTGTTGCCGTTTTTTAAAAGCTCGAAAGAAGTTGTCATTTTTTTGTTGTTGTTAAAAGATTTGAAGTAAAGGGGCCGAAGCCCCGGTTTGATTTAAAATTCACAAGCCAAATAAAATAAAAGCATATCTTTCAATTCATCTTCTGTGGTTTCTGGTCTTTCAGTTGATATTGTAACTGGATAGTTCCCTGCGTAAATTCCGGAATCAACTATAAAGTTCATATAGGTTTTACCGCTCAACTTTAAAATTAATTTTTCAACTTGTTCTTTGCTTCCGATGTTTCCTAATTCTATTGTTGTCATTTTTTTTTGTTGTTAAATCCTGCACCGTTGCAGTGATACAAAGGTAATACCTGTTTTCTATTTTGCAAACTTTATTCAAAATATTTTGCAAACTTTTTTAACTTCTTGATTTTTATCAAAAAAAAAGCCACCTAAAAGGCGGCTTCTTTTGTAAAACCAAGATTTAACAACATTCATTTCAAACTTAAACCAGTTGTCAGGACAGGATTCGAACCTGTATTGCAAGTTATTAGGAGTAGTAATTCTCTACATTCAACTGACTGAGCAGTTCCTCTCATTACCTTACAGACTTGTAGTAGTTGCGTTTACCCATTCCGCCACCTGACCAGCGGCAAAGATACGGCAAGTTTTTCAGTACTCCACTATGCTATGCTGAATCCCCCGCATCTGGCAAAAGGCCTCCCATTCAGCGGTCATCGGGTGATTGGCATAGATGCTGACCTCGCAATTCCAGTCGGATATTAACCGGATAAGGAAGTGCATAGCCTCGACATTGAACTTGAACTCGTAATCATTCCCAGATTTTGCGCCTTCCTGAATCGTGTATATCCTGCATTCCACCCCGGGCCGGACCGAAAGAAATAACTTTGGCTTGCTCATCTTGAACTCAAAGGCAAGAAAGGCCACCTTCGGCGACGATGCGTTTCCAGAATCCGGCAATGTTATCGGGCAGGGTCTTTGTCTCATAGGCTATTTTTGCAGCCGCCAGAGCCTCTTGAATTGGCCGGTGATTGCGGTAATTGGCAAAGATAACATTGAAATCGGTCTTGAAGATGGTAAAACCTAAAAAAGCAAGCAGGAACTCCCGCTGGTCCATAAACTCAGCATCATCCCAGAACTCCCTCGGCGGTTGGGCAATGTAGCTGTATATGTAACACTTTGCCAGTGCCCACTTATTTTCCGGTTGCAGTTCTAAATTCATCAAAGTTGCGGATTATGTGATACTGATACCCCTGAGATTCAACTATTTCCTGAAATCGCTTCTGAGCCGGAGATTGCCGACCTGTTGCGGTCTTGAACTCCAGAAACACCGGGCCACCGGATTGCAGGTAAATCATATCGCTTACCC